ATAGAGAATTTAATCGTCGGCTCGTATCCGAACGGGCTTAGAGATAAAGACGAACGGCAACGGTACTTTGACAACTTTGTCCGGATGTTCAACCGATATGATGAGCAGGACGTGGCGGACGTAGTCGAAGAAGTAATAAGCCGAGAACGCTTTTTACCGTCCTTAGCGACCTTCAAAGAAGCCTTGGATAAGAAGACACAGGCCAGGGCCGAAAGCGAGCGGACAGCGTTAAAAATCGCCGAATATAGAAAGCCTCGAGGCCGGGTCAACGTTCAGGCACTTATGGAACAGGCCGAAAAGATGAAAAAAGGCGAATTCGAACGACCCATTCCGAATCGGTTACGAGAGTTTGCTAAACGGTTATGGCCGGATATTACGGAAAGCGTCATTCGGCGAAACTTTCCGCTGTTAATCCACTATCAGCAGAACGGATTCACGATTGATGAGAAAGGTAATGCGGTGCAGCTGTACTTATCAAAGACCGGCGAGGTCGTAGAACGGATTGTATTAATTCAGGAGGCGTAAACAATGCAAATCATAAGATTTGGAAAGGAACGACCGGCAGACGTACTGTACAGACGGTCGCAAGTAGGGATTATAGGCCGATACGGATTAGAAGAGTTCATCGTGTATGACGGCGATTGTCAATGGAAGGACCGGGCCGTTATGAGGGGCATTATAGACGATGTCAAAGCCAGGGCAAGCCTGGAGCTTGACGGACACGGAGAGTTGCGAACAGATGCGGTTATCGATGTAGATAAAATCGTCGATGCGGTAATCAACAGGAAGGTGTAGAAAGTGGTTGAGTTAACTCAGTATCGACCGGTTTAGAGAGGAGTAAACAATCATGTGCACAATGAAGAAATACAGACACCGATACCCTAATACTGTAGAAGCCGTTCAATTTACGGGTGAAAATGGTGATGAAATAATAAGCCACTTAAACATTAGGGGCGGTGTTTGGAAAACCTTTGTGCGATTGTATGGGGAAGGTGCAGGCGAAGAGGTTTCTAAGCGTGTGGCAACACTGGAACTTATCGACGGTAGCAAAAGGTGTAGGGCGTTAAAAGGCGACTATGTTCTCAAGACTGTATGGGGCGAGATATACACACTTGACGAAGAGTCGTTTTTAACTAGTTTTGAAGAGCTTCCGAGGGAGGGAAAATAACCATGAAAAAGACAGAGAAGCGGTACATGACGATAAAAGAAGCAATGGAGTATGCGGGCATGGGCGAGGTGACACTTTGTGAAATGTTAAGGGTGATCGACGCATACCCTATACAGCCTAATGGCGAGGGTACACGGCGATTTATCGATAAGACAGATATTGATGAAGCGTTCCGAGTGCTGAAAGACCAGGAGCGAGTAAAACGACATACCGAAACAGGACGGCACCCGTTCTAATGGAGTGTGTCGGATGCGGTAAGGAGTACGAAGGGCATAGCAGGTTATGCCCTTCATGCCGAAAAAGGTACACGGAACAGATAAAGCGGCAGCACGATTACTGGACATGTCCTATTTGCGGAGGTTCGGTGCAGTTCAGCTACTGGAAGCGGCGAGAAGACATTAAAGCGAAAACAATATGTTGCAGCACACGATGCCGAAGAATATACAAAGCGTTAACGGAGGGAATCCAATGCTAAAAGAACAAACGCTTTTCAGGGAGATTGACAAGGTAGATTTAGCTATCCGCCGAATTAAACTGCATGAGCCACCGGAAGGGTACTATGTAGCGTTTTCAGGAGGCAAGGACAGTTGCGTCATATTAGACCTTGTGAAACGAGCCGGCGTAAAGTTCGACGCACACATCAATTTAACGACCGTTGACCCGCCCGAGGTCATCAGATTCGTCAGACAGCAGTATCCGGAAGTTACGATGGAGAAGCCCGAAATAAGTATGAAGAAGCTAATCGAGAAGAAAGGGATTTTACCAACGAGGTTAGCCAGATACTGTTGTGCCGAGTATAAGGAACGGGGCGGCATAGGGCGATTTGTTATAACTGGAGTCAGGCATGCGGAATCTGTACGTAGAAGGAAGCGGAAGCTAATAGAGCCGTGCCGACAACCAAACGGCAAAAGGTATATACATCCGATTATTGAATGGAGTGATGATGAAGTATGGGAATACATCAAAACTTACAAAGTTCCGTATTGCAGTTTATACGATGAAGGATTTAAGCGGATTGGGTGCGTATGTTGCCCGTTTGCCGGTGAACAAAAGAAACGTCAAGACATTAAGCGTTGGCCGAACATTTACAAAAATCAGTGGAGAGCCGGTGCAGAGTTGTCAATGGAAAGACGAAAGCGTGAAGGGAAGAAGCTGTTATTCAATACTGTTGATGAACTAATGGAGTTTTGGTTGAGTGGAAAAGGTATGCCGAAAGAAGAGCCAGAGCTTATCAACATTTTCGGTGTAATGGGCGACGAAAAGGTCACATAAAACAAACGGAGGTCAGTCATGGAACACGGAACGATTCACAGAAGCCCGGTAAACGGACAACCGGAATTCGGACAAGATGAGATTAAGCAGCCGAATCACTACACGTGGCGAGGCAAGGAATGTGAGCAGATAATCGGGGACATTACCCAAGGCTCCGAGGGAAAAGAAGCGTATTACCTGGGGGCAGCCGTGAAGTATCTGTACCGATACCCGGCGAAGGGTACGGCGATTAAGGATTTACGAAAGGCTAAACAGTACATCGAAATGCTAATCGAATTGAAGGAGGAGCAAAATCATGGCACTAGATAAGACGGCGATAGATGACGTGACATTTAGTATCTCCGGAGCTATCGACGCAGTAGAAGCGGCAATGGACCGAATCGAAGATTGCGGACTCGATGATTATGAACAGGAAAAAGCAAAGGAATACTTACAAGAAGGCATAAGGCGGCTTGATATGGCTTATGATATTGTCGACTTTGCCGAGGACTAAGGAGGAACAACATGAACAACGTACAACTCGAGGGCAACCTCGCAAGAGATATTGAAATATCGTTCAGCAAAAACGGAATGGCGGTAGCAAGGGGAACGGTAGCGTGTAACCGGAGAATCAAAGACGGCGACGAGTGGAAGGACACAGCCGATTTTGTACCCTTTACGGCATTCGGAGCATTAGCCGAAGGCATGGACCAGTGGACGAAAGGGCAACGAGTATGGGTATTCGGTCGATTCTCAACATCTAAGTACGAAAAAGACGGCGAAACGAGATACTCAAGCAACGTCATTGCAACAGCCGCCGGCACGGCCTTGTTCCCGTACAAGAAGAAATCGGAAGACGGAATACCGGCATCACAGGGTAACGGATTCGAGGACTTGGGAACACCTGTCGATGAAGAATTACCGTTCTGATAGCCGATAAATTAAAAATTTGGTATCTGTAGCGAGTTTTTATATGTCTTATGATAATTTCATCACGGAACAATTAAAAACTCGTTACAGGCCAAAATAAGAAGGTTTTCGAGGAGGTGTAATAATGCCGATAAACTACGTGGAAGAGGAACATATGAGGTATATCGCATTGACCGTCTACGGTAATCCGGTGGCACAAGGACGGCCGAGGTTCTCACGGCAAGGGAGCTTTGTAAGAACGTATGATCCGATTAAGTCCAAGGCGTATAAATCACTTATACGGCTTGAACTGCAACCGCTGCTGTCTCGGCCGGACTTCACGCCGGTTGATAACGAGTGCAGCTTGCGGCTGAAGGTATTCCGAGCTATTCCAAATAGCTTTAGTAAGAAGAAACGGGAAGCGGCTATAAACGGGGAAATACGCCCGACGACAAAGCCGGACACAGATAATTATGTCAAGGGTGTACTCGACGCATTAAACGGCACGGTACTTAAAGACGACAGCGTTGTATGCGAGATATTCGCACGGAAATTCTATAGCGAACGACCGAGAATCGAGGTCGTCCTGGAGGCGAAAATATGCTAACTATATACTTATCGCACCCGTTTACGGGTAACGAGTCAGAAAATAGAGAGAAGGCGAGAGCCTATGCGGCTGAGATTACTCGCAAGCGTTCCGATATATTAATCGTGAATCCGCTCGACGCTATGATATATGCCGGGTTCTTGCCATATGTTGATGTGCTGGAGAAGACTATTGCACTCATGATGATGTGCGATGCAGCCGTGGCACTTGGAAACTGGCAGATAAGCACCGGCTGCATGGCTGAGTACAACGTTGCAAGGCAGAACGGCATGAAGTGGATGGAAAGCGTCGAGGAAGTGGTTAATTATCACCCGAAACGGCGTAAGCGATAAAACAAGTAAAAAGGAGGACGCACACAGTGTTTCATAACGATTACATAAATGCAGTACGGGAGTACTTGCACAGGTATCACGAATTTAATACGTACATTAAGAATATCAAGGCCGACCTTGAAGATTTAAACGCCACGCAAGCACTGTGTGCCGCTCCGAAGGTGCCGACCCTATCGCACACGCCTGGAGGCAACGGGATTATGATAAGCCCGGAAGAGCGAGCCGTATATGAGAGTGACCGCATCGAAGAACGACGGCAAAAACTGTATTCAGATCTGGAGAAGGTCGAGCCGCTTATAAAGCGGCTAAACCGTTCTATCGAGGCATTAGAGTATTCAGACCGAGTAATCACCGAAGAACGATTCATCAACGGGGCATCCTGGATGAGAATCGCCGACAGGCTACACATGAGCGAAACAGCCGTGCGTAAGCGTTCGGGCAAGGTCCTGGAGCAAATAGCAACGATGATGTTCGGCCCGTCCGTCATTCCGGTGCAGACGCATTTCGTGTTTTTTGACGAGTGGAAAAAATCGTAACAGTCACAAATGGTGCGGATTTGTGCCGAAACGGTGCGGATTTTTCGGTTATTATAATAGTGTGATTGAACACCTCCTAAAGAAATAACGAAACAAACACGAAAGAAGAGATACCCAAGCAGCCGGGCATCTCTTTTTTCGTTTGCGGTGAAAACATGACAATCATAAAATGCGGAAAGACGAAGTGCATGAATAACAAAAACGGAACATGCACAGCGATAAGTATAAAAATATCAAGACAGGCTCGATGCAACGACGTTACGAATGTATACGAGATAATGAACTCATCGAGATACGGAAAGGCGGTCAAAAATGAATATCATCGAAAAACCGATAAACGAGGTAATCCCTTACGAAAAAAATCCGAGAATTAACGATAACGCTGTTCCGGCCGTGATGAAGAGTATCGAGGAATTCGGGTTTAAAGTACCTATCGTCATCGACAAGAACGGTACAATCGTTACAGGTCATACACGACTGAAAGCGGCAAAAAAGCTCGGTATGAAGACGGTACCGTGCATCGTGGCAGACGATTTAACGCCGGAACAGATTAAGGCGTTTCGCCTTGCAGATAACAAGGTAGCCGAGGCGGCCGAATGGGATATGGAGCTGCTTAACGAGGAGCTTGACGGAATCATTGACATAGATATGTCCGATTTTAACTTTGGTGATATAACTGATAGCCCGTCATCTGAAGACGTGGTTGAAGATGACGGGGAAAACATCGAACTTCCGAGAGAAACGAAGACAAGGCTTGGAGATTTGTGGACGATTGGCCGCCATAAACTCATGTGCGGCGACGCCACTTCTGAAGACGTGTTAAAACGTCTCATGGGGGGGGACAAAGTAGATATGTATCTTACGGATCCTCCGTATAACGTTGCTTACGAAGGAAAAACCGAGGATAAGTTGACAATTCAAAATGACAGCATGGAAGATTCCGCTTTCTATCAATTTCTTGTCGATTCGTTCGTCGCAGCCGATTCTGTAATGAATGAAGGGGCGGCTTTTTATGTATGGCATGTTGACTTGGAAGGATATAACTTTCGTGGCGCATGCCGTGCCGTTGAGTGGGAGCTGCGAGAATGCTTAATTTGGAACAAAAACACAATGGTGCTCGGAAGACAGGATTATCAATGGAAGCATGAGCCGTGCTTATACGGATGGAAAGGCGGAGCGGCACATAATTGGTATAGCGATCGAAAGCAGACGACGGTCATTGATATGAATAAGCCGAATCGCAACGCCGAGCATCCGACAATGAAGCCTGTACAACTGTTTGCATACTTAATGGAAAATAGCAGCAAACCCGGAGATATTATTCTTGATTCGTTCTGTGGAAGCGGAACAACGCTTATTGCGTGCGAGCAGATGGGTCGAGTAGCACGAGTTCTTGAAATCGACCCGAAGTATTGCGATGTCATTATAAAGCGATATATAAATCTCGTCGGCAGCTCTGATGGAGTGGCTGTCGAAAGAAACGGGGAAATGATTAAATACGCCGACTTATAAGGTGGTGACATGATGGCACGACGAGGGAGAAAGCCTGCAGATATATCTAAGCAAGAGTTCGAAAAGTTGTGTGCGCTACAGTGTACACAGGAAGAAATCTGCAGCTTTTTTGACGTGACCGACAAAACGTTAACGGCATTCTGTCGAAGAACATATGGCATGAAATTCTCCGAGGTTTTCAGAGAAAAGCGTGGAAAAGGTAAAATTGCGCTGCGACGCTCGCAGTTTAGGCTTGCTGAGAGGAATGCGACCATGGCGATATTCCTTGGTAAACAATACCTCGGACAGCGAGATGTGCAGGACGTGAAGGTCGAGGGGGCGATAGACAATCCTTTCGACGGCGTTAAAACGGAAGACATAAAGAAGCTGATAGGCGATGATTGATGAACTCATTAAACGGCAGGCAAAAAGAGAACTCGCACGACGTGAGTTCTTTTATTTTTGCAATTTAATGGCTTTCGATTTCTATAAGCCTGAGCGGCGGTATCTTGTTGAGCTGTGTGAAGAATTGCAGTCGTTCTATGAAGATGAAAAAGCCAAGGTGCTTATTATTAACGAGCCGCCACGGCATGGAAAGAGCCGCACGGCGAGTTTATTTGTTGAGTGGGTCCTTGGCCGTAACCCGGCCGAAAAGATAATGACCGGTTCGTATAACAATATCCTTTCAGCAACCTTTGCTAAGAATGTTCGAAATGCGATTCAAGAGGTTAAGGCTGATGATAATATCACCGTTTACTCCGATATATTTCCGAACGTCCGTATAAAACGTGGTGATGCAGCCATGGATATGTGGAGCTTGGATGGCGGTTACAATTCATACTTGGCCACGTCTCCGTCAGGTACTGCGACAGGCTTTGGTTGCTCGCTTCTTATTATCGACGATATCATCAAAAACGCAGAAGAAGCCTATAACGAAACAGCGAAGGAAAAGGCCTGGCTGTGGTTCACGAATACTATGCTAAGCCGTCTTGAAGAAGGCGGTAAGATACTTATCATCATGACCCGTTGGGCGAGCGATGATTTGGCCGGTCGAGCGATTGAACATTTCGGCGATGCGGCCAAGGTGATTACGATGCAAGCGTTACAGCCGGACGGCAGTATGTTGTGTGACGAAATATTGTCACGGCGTAGTTACGAAGAGAAAGTACGGGCCATGGGTGCCGACATCGCCAGTGCCAATTATCAGCAGGAGCCGATAGACCTCAAGGGGCAGTTATACTCAAGCTTCAAGACGTATGACCGCATCCCGACAGATGCAAACGGCAATCCGCTATTTACGGTTGTTCGAAACTACACGGATACGGCTGATACAGGATCCGATTACCTTTGCTCAATTGTGTACGGCGTGTATAACGGCGAAGCCTATGTGCTGGACCTTTTGTACACCAAAGACGCTATGGAAGAGACAGAGCCGGCAACAGCGTCCATGTTATACCATAACGGCGTGAACGTGGCCGACTTTGAATCGAATAACGGCGGCCGAGGCTTTGCAAGACAGGTACGAAGGATATTACAGGACACGTATAAGTCGAACAAGACGGTCATTAATACGTTCGCACAGACAAAGAATAAGGCGGCACGAATACTTTCCAATTCAACGTGGGTCATGGAACACATCTATTTTCCGACCAACTGGAAAGACCGATGGCCTGAATATTATAGGGCGATGACTCGTTATCAGCGTGAGGGTAAGAACGCAAACGATGACGCACAGGATGCAACGACGGGCATTGCCGAGAAGATAAACGCACCGCAGATTAAAGCGGCACACGTCAATATTTATTAAGGAGCAAAAATATGGACTCTGAAAAACTATATGGCTACAAGCTGTTAAAAGACGCATATTACGGTACAGGGCTGTTCTCTGTTGGGCGTGGCCTGGTTCGTCATCCGAGGGAAAGCACACCGAATTACGCCTTTCGCAAGAAACTGGCTTACTACCTGAACTATACCGGTCCTATCGTCAATGCGTCGGTAGATCCGATATTTAGGGATGCAATCAAGCGTGAATACAAAGATACGGAGAAGTTCAAGGTGTTCCTGGAAGACGTGGACCGCAAAGGCACGAGCTTACAGGAATATATACGTCAGCAAGCGACGTTAGCGAAGTTATACGGCGTTATGTATATCATCGTGAACAACGTTGTGGAGTTCGGCGAATCGGTAGCTGACAATATTAAGAACAGGGCGTTACCGTATCTCACGGCTGTTGAGCCGCATCACATTACGGACTGGCAGTTCGATGAGAAGGGAATATTGATAAAATTCGCATACAAGGACGTTATTTACGACGCTGATAGGAGAAAGCAAACACGATATTACATATGGACTCCGACGAATTGGCAGGTCTTAGATGAAAACGGGAACCAAATAAAAGGTGGCACTCATAACATTGGCCGTATTCCCGTTGTTCAGTGGTTCGGTAGAAGCTCCAAAAAGACGGACATTTTACCTCCTGCCGAGTTTTTAAGCATCGCACAGACAAACTATCATGTGTACCACCTGTGCAGCCTCTTAACGCAAATATTGAACAATCAGACGTTCTCCGTATTGACGATGCCTGCAGACGGCAGCACTCCCGACGTAACGCTCGGAACAAATAACATGCTGCTGTATCCGCAAGAGTCATCTCACGCACCGGCATTTATTGCTCCGGATAAAGGACCTGCCGAAGTGCTGATGGCACAAATTGACCGACTCATTAAGGAAATGTACCGCATGAGTGGCATTGATTCGGTTGTAGGTGTAGAGCAGTCAAAAAGTGGTGTGGCTAAGCAGTGGGACTTCGAGCGAACCAACCAACGCCTGGCGGACTTCTCCGTTCAGTGCGAGGAAGCCGAAAAGGATATCATTGGACTTTATGAATTATGGGCGAAGGAAAACGTCAGCTATGAGGTCGAATATCCTCGAGACTTCCAAATTAACGACGTTACCGAATCACTATCTCAGGCACAACAGGCACTTGACCTTGGGTTTAGATCCGATACGTTCTCCGCCGAAGTAAGTAAGAAAGTCCTGGAAGCGTATATGCCGAATATTGAGCCTGATACGTATGATGACATCGTAAGCGAGATAGAAGAAGGCTTTGATGAGGCTGAACGGGATAGGGACTTAATGAAGCAACAATTTAAGCCGATAGTGAATGATAAGGGTGATGTAAATGCCGAAGGACAGAACGCAGAACAACCTGGAGAATAATTTAGATGGTTTCGAGCGAGTCCTTCGGGCCTTAATCTTAGCCGGCATGGACCCTAAAGACGCCGTAAAAGTGGCGTATCACCGTTATCCGGTTATGCGGCACCTTTACAAGGATTTGCTCGACGACCTTGTTGGCGATTTTGCTGAAGGATATGGGAAGAAACAAGCGGCGGCCAAGTTTGAGCATGAAGCCATATCAGCGGCTATGAAGAAATCATGGACCGATGACGGCGTAAATCTTTCTGAACGCATGTATAAGAACAGCAAGAAGGTCCAAGCCGAATCGGCCGAGGTCATCGGCAAGGCTATTAGGGAAGGCGAGTCGGCAGCCAAGACGGCCAAGAAGCTATTCGATGGATACGGTAAAGGCGGCATTATTCCTGAGCAAGATATCCCTGAATTTATTCAAGAGGTGAAGGACTTACCTGTTCCCGACTGGCTCGACGAAGAAGCGGTTGCTGAATGGAAGGCGGCCATACGTCACGCACGCAAGCTTATTGAGCAAGGGACAACGCCTGGGCTAAGAGCGGCGTATAGTGAAGTCATGGACGCCATCGAAAACGGGGCGAATCAAAATATAAGCAAGGCTATTGATACCGCAGTACAAGAAAAGACTCGATATACAGCCGAACGGATTGCACGCACGGAACGAGCGAGGGCTTATGCTGATGGGGTCATGGCTAAATATATGGACGACCCAGATATTGTGGCGTTTCAATGGAAACTATCCGATAGACATCCGAAGTGCGATATTTGCGACGTATACGCACATGCCGACCTGTACGGACTCGGTAAGGGTATATTCCCGAAAGATAAGTTCCCAAAGCTCCCTGCACATCCTCATTGCCTATGTCGAATCAAGCCGATTGTTGACGGCATGATTGACATGAGTAGGCAAAAGGATAATGTCGATAAAGGTGGAAAAGCATACATCGATACGCTTCCGAAACGAGAGCAAGAGCGGCTACTTGGTGTCCATGGCAGAAAAGATGTAATGGGCGGCAAGAAAGAGTGGATGCAAAAGGCGAGGGGCTGGGGTAGTGAAGGATTTTCCTTGCGTATTCCTTATAATGGCGGCTCGAGAGGTGCTGTTGGGGCGAAATTGAATGATACTAATGACCCTAGCGGCAAAAAGAGAAGTGCTGCAGCAGAGCCTATGTATGAAGAAATGCGCAGAGTATACTTGAAAAATCCATCATATTATGCCAATAAATGGGCTACGGATTTAGGGATGCATCCTAGCGGCGTAAAAAGAGCCATCGAACATCTATTATTTAACAAACATCATCTTATCAAAGATGGGAAGGCATATTATGGCAGATTTGAGGTTGATTATGACATAGCTGCTACATTAATGAATATCAAAAATGGCAATATAGGTGAAAAAGAAATGAGGCTATTTAGGCATGAAAGACTTGAATCTGAATTAATGTATAGGTATAATTACAAATATAACGATGCACATGATTTAGCGAATAAAAAACATAATTTTGAGGAATTGGTGTGTGGTATTTAAATGTTGATATTAAAGTTAAAAGAAAACAATGAATATATGGCGATATATGAATTTTCACCGAGTGGCACTGATTACGTCGGTGTTATAGGAATTGATAAGAAGGCTAAGGAAATTAAGTTAATCAATACCTGTGCAGCCGACTGGAAATATCGTGCTCATGCTTTTAAACGAATGGAGGGGTATGTTGAACAAGATATATATCCCGCAGAAGATATGGTTGCATGGCATTAAAGACCTTAAACAATTGTTTAAGGTCTATTTTTATATAACAAAATAAAACATAAGACCTTACAGGCCTGTGCTGGTGAATGCATGGGCCTTTTATATTGCCACAAATTAGCAGGAGGCGAAATGTGGTGCATTCATGTAGAAAAGGAGAATGACACATGACAATGGCAGAATTGTATGCAGCACTGGAAAAGCTCGACGGCGGTGCAGCAATGGTGGAGACCATTAAGGCAGAAGTCGGGAAATTGAACGGCGAGTCGAAAGAGCAGCGAGAAGCCAAAGAAAAGGCTGAAGCTTTGGTTAAGACGTTAACTGAGGCAAAGGATACGTTGGCTAATCAAATTGCGGAACTTCAAAAGCCGGGAGCAGGAGAGCAAACGGCCGAATATAAGACTCTTCTAAAGAAATTCGATGACCTTTCCAAATCGTTCGAGACAGAAAAGGCTGCAAGGCAAGAAGCCGAACAAAAACGAATCCAAACGGACATCATGGCACAGACAGTTGATGCACTAACGAAACATAACGCAATGGATCCGAAAGAGTTCGCCAAGCTTATTGTTGGCGGCATTGAAGTCGGGGATGATGGCAAGTATGGATTCAAAAAGGAAGACGGCACTGTCGGGACGATTGAAGACGCAGCCACCACATGGCTTAAGGGTAAGCCTTGGGCGGTAAAAGATAACCAAAACGGTGGCAGCGGACAAGGAAGTTCCGGGCAGAATGCCGGCAGTGATGTAAAAGCACAGTTTGAAGCGGCACTGGGGATATCTCAGGCAACGAAAGGAGACTAAATAATGGCGATTAATACGTTAGAGTGTGCAAAGATTTTCCAAGACGGGCTTGACGCACAAATGCTCGCAACAGCAACATCGGCTTGGATGGAAGCCAATGCAACACAGGTGATTTATAACGGTGGCGATGAAGTAAAAATGCCCGAAATCTCGACGGCAGGACTTGCGACATACGACCGTGACAGCGGCTTCGTACAAGGGGCGGTTACGCTGAAATTCGGTACCTATAAGCTTACACAGGACCGTGGCAGAAGCTTTTCGCTCGACGCAATGAGTGTTGATGAAACGAACTTTGTGGCGTCTTCTGGTAATGTTATGGGTGAGTTCCAGCGTTTACAGGTTGTCCCTGAAGTAGACGCATATCGCTATAGCCATATTGCGGCGTTGGCTAAAGCGGCAAGTCAAGAAAAGGCAACATTTACGCCGACGGCTGATAATATCCTGGCACAGCTCGATGATGATATTACGGCAGTACAGGATATTGTAGGCGATGACGAACCGCTTGTTATTGTCATGAATCGTAAGGTACGCACGATTCTTAACAATGCGAAAGGCATTCAGAAGTTTATTGATACGGGTGACTTTACAGCCGGTACGGTAACGACAAAAGTACGGACGTACAATGAAATTCCTATCATTGGCGTACCGTCTGCTCGCATGAAGACACAGTACGTATTCAACAACGGCACGACAAGCGGACAAGAAGCAGGCGGCTTTAAGGCTGATACTCAAGCGAAGGATATTAACTGGATCGTAATCGCACAGCGTGCGCCGATTGCCGTATCCAAGACAGACAAGGTCCGCATCTTCACTCCGGACGAAAACCAAAAGGCAGACGCTTGGAAGCTTGATTACAGAAAATTCCATGACCTGTGGATTCCGAGCAACAAGCTTAAGGGCGTATTCGTTAATACCGGAGCATAAGGAGGTATCATATGAATACTCGAGTAACTCGGCTTAACGAAGTTCAGTACGCCGATTCTGAATACCGTCTTCAGCAGTTAATTGCTGAAGGCTTTGTGGCAGATGAACTGCCGACCGAAGAAACGGAGTCGGTCGAAGAAAAGCCGAAAAAGGTAAAGGCAAAGAAGGCTGAAGCCGTAGAACAACCGGCTGAAGAAACGGAACAGGTAGGCGAGTAGTATGGGCGTCAGTCGGGATGTGTTCGATAAGAGAATACGACAGGCCGTAAAGGCATCGGCCATTGAAGTCCAGGACGAAGCACAAACGCATCACAATTACACGTCAAGAACAGGCGATTTGACTCGGTCTATTGACATGCGAATGCTAACCGACAAGAGTGCCGTTGTATATCTTGATGAGGGCTTGGCCGATTATGGGCCGTTCGTTCACGAAGGTACACGTCCGCACATGATACGGCCTAAGAATCGTAAGGCCTTGCGATGGGTCCCGACTGGCGGCAACTCGTTTTTGTTTGCAAAAAATGTTCTTCATCCCGGTAATCGCATGGATCCGTTCTTGTATAGAGCGTTAGATACGAAAAGACCGGACATCATTAAGCTATTCGGTCAGTATACCAAGCTTGCAACCAAAGACATATGTGATGCCATTGAACAAAAGTATAGTAATGGCCAAGCATGTGAGATTGAATTCAAATTTTAAAGGGAGTGAATGCACATGTTATATGACTTGGCCGAAATGACATTTTCTGACGAACTTCTCGGAAAGAATGTTAGTCGTGACGACCTCGCCATTGCTGAAAAGTGGCTGTATTTGTTTGCACAGCGTCTTGGAGTTGAGCAAGCGAAGGTTATCCGTAGCTTTGCGGCGGACGAGCTTGTAACGCTGTATACGTATCGTGAGACCTGCGTGCGGAAAGCATACAGCTTGCCCGGAGCTTATGGTCGAGGCGGAGAAACGGACGACTTTTACGGCAAAAAACTTGCATATATCCAGGGCCGAATAAAGGAGCTTGAAGGCTCGATTACACCCGAAGACCTTACAGGTGACCCGACGCAGTATTCCGGTTATCGGTCGTGTGAAATCTTCAGGGGGTAGCCGATATGATTATGTGGTTTGAGCTGTTAAAGCGGATTCAGGATGTTCTTATGGCGTGTAAAGTAACCGCCCCTGTACAGCTTGGTGCGGTTATCCCACAGCATGCTGCCGTTGATGAAATCGGCAAAATCATGTTTGTTCGAGGATCCGAAACAGCAAACGATGAAAGTATCGAAAACGAGCTTCTTGTTACGATTTATCTTGAAGCCTGGGTACGAAATGACGACCCGGATTTATCTGTTGGATACGCTCGCATTAGTGAGCTTGAGGGGCAAATTGACGCAGCCTTAAAGCAAATGCGACAAGCCGTCGGCTCACTGAATGAGGATATATGCGTACTTAATGGTAGTAACTATCAGATTTTAGATTTAAAAGTTAAACAAAAAACGGGCGACCTCGACGCATTGCGACCGTTACTCGGTTCGCAGTATACGATTGAGTGTCGCCTTTTTGATTTGACTCGTGAAGGAGGAATATACTAATGCCGGCATCAACACCGAAAAAAGCACTGGCACCGTCTGCAGCTAATTCTTTAGCGACGGTGGGTAAAAATTATTTTATTTATTTAAATACAGGCACTGATGAAACAACGGGTGCGGTATGGACTAAAATCGGCGGTCAGAAGGGTGGCTCTATTAGTCGTAAAGCCGACTCTATCGACGCATCGCATAAAGATTCTGGCGGTTGGAAGTCGACATTGCCCGGTCTTAAGGAATGGAGCATTGAATTAGATACTTTACTCATGGCTAACGATGATGGCTTGGAAGCGTTGAATGATGCCTTCCTTAAAGACCAACCTGTACACCTTAAATTCGAGTACCCTGACAAGTCTTATGTAACCGGTTGGGCGTCTATTACGGAACTTTCCATTGAAGCTCCGCATGACGATGTGGCGTCTTATAAGGGAACCTTGGCAGGTATCGGTCCGTTATCTGAATTAAAGAAAGCTTAGAGAGGGGAATATATAAACCATGAAACAAATTAAATGCGACTTCTTCGGCAAGGGTGAACGCTTATACTTTAATATCCAACGCCTGGCTGAATTTGAATCGGCGGTCGGCAAGCCGATTTATAATGCTATTCAGCAATTGTCCTTATCGGACATCATAACCGCATATGAAATTGGCCTTCGTCAGTATGGCCGTCGCAGCACTCAGTTCTATGCAGACCGCTTACAGGAGCTGTTCGATAGCGGCGAGGTTGAATTGAACGACATCATGATGCCGATTGTTAAGGCCATTACAGGTAGTGGCATTCTCGGTAAAAAAGCATACTTCATGGCATTTCCCGAAGAGAAGACACCCGAAGACGATGCCGAAATCGAAGCCGAAGAAGACGAAGCAGTAAAAAACTAAACGGGGGGGCTAATGCCCCCCCCCCTTTTTCTTTTTGGGGGCGAGAA